GCTACCGCGCCATGATCGCCGCAGCCGAGGAAAAGAAATGAGCTATTGGTGGTTTTCAAAGGAGCGGATTCTAGGTCACGGCGACGGGCGTCGAGTACGAATTGGTGGCAAACACGTGGTGAAGGGAGAGATTGCTCCGTGCCTCAATGGCTTACACGCTAGTGTGCGCGCTAGAGACGCACTTATGCACGCCGAGGGTGCCCTGGCGTGGCGAGTCGAACTTTCGGGAACTGTCGTGCCAGCGGGCGACAAACACGTAGCTTCGGCCCGCACCTACCTGGCTGGAGGAATCGACGTTTCCAACGAACTGCGGCAGTTCGCCAGAAAATGTGCGTTAGACGTTTTGCATCTTTGGGATGCTCCTGAAGCTGTTGTTCGGTATTTGAAAACAGGCGACGAAAACACAAGGGACATCGCCGAGAACGCCGCCAAGAATGCCGCCTTAAACGGCGCTTCGGATACCGTCTCGGACGCTTGGGCTGCTTGGGCTGCTTGGGCTGCTTGGACCGCCGCTTCGGACGCCTCCTGGGCCGCCACTTCGGATGCCGCTCCGAACGCCGCTGCGGGCGCTGCTTCGTATGCCGCCAAGGCCGCCGCCTGGGACGCCCACCGAGCCGCTTCCTCTGCCACTCGTCAGGCCGCGGATGCGGCCGCCTTCGCCGCCGCCGAGAAAAAGCAGAATCGGCGTCTTACGAGACTGCTGAACGTAGCTATAAAAGCGAGAAAGAAATGAAAGAGTTGAATGATCAAAACGCCTGAAATGACACCATGAACCAGACAAAACACACGCCGGGACCGTGGCGCCTTCACGAAAAGACACATGATCGTGGTCTGCGTCCGGTTGTCACAAGTAGCCGGGGCGGCACTATTGCGACCTGCGGCGGTAAATCCGCTCACGATATAGCCAACGCCCGACTTATCGCCACCGCCCCGGAATTGTTGTCGGCGCTAGAACAGGGGTTAGCAGAATGGGATGCCAGCGACGGACGCGTTGTAACCGCTTTAACCGCTGATTTGTTCCGCGCCGTTATCGCCAAGGCCCAAGGGAGTTAGAGATAATGCCCCGCCGCAATGACCCCGTGAATGTCTTCGAGTTTGTCGACATGAAAGATGGAGACAAGAGTGTCTGCTGGCTCTGGAAACGCAAGCTCAAGTCAGGTCGACCGTTCATGCGCGTCGGTGGTAAAGAGCGGCCTGCATATGCCATCGCCCTCGAACTGTTTTCCGGAGAGCCTGCTGATGGGCGGATGGTGCTTCATCAATGCGACAATCCTGTTTGCTGTAATCCTCATCATCTGAGATGGGGCGACCAACAGAAGAACATGAACGAGATGGTAGAAAGGGAACGCCATGGACTTAATGCAATCACTGTCAGAGCGATCAAGAAACTTCTTCTCGAAGGCACTCGGACTCACGCCGATATCGCCAAGCAATTCGGCATCACACGCGAGGCCGTCTCAGCCATTGCTCAGGGACGGACAAGTCGAAGCCGTGAGCGCCAAAATAAGACTACGTCCGGAGGTGCAACAACTATACGAGACGCTGATCTCGACACGTCGAACGGCAGCGAGACTGGCAGGGAACGACAGGTCGAGACTGACACCGACCGAGGAGAGGACGTGGGATGAGGGTACGTGGCTGCTCATCGAGGTGAATACGTGACTAGACTCAAATTCAAGAATGTCGGCTTTCTTTCTCATTCCCTGGAAAAGATTCTACTGTTGCTCATGTCCCGCGAGTGGGCGACAATGGATGAGATCGTCGATGTACTCTGGCCGAACGAGCGCCACTGGCCTGAGCATCTGATGAAAGCGGCACACTCTCAGATCGCCCTTCTGCGCAAGCGGATACGAAATGCGGGATGGGAAATAATTACTAATCGTGGGACAGGAGGTATGGAATGTCGGTACAGCCTGCGAGAGATGTAGAGCCGCCATATGATCTCGACACCGAAGAGGGAATGAAGGCCGCCATACGATGGCAACTCAACATGCTGGCGAGTATCAACGATGGCGGTGCCTGGGTGGTTCCCCGCAGTCTCAGCATCTACAAGATCGACCACAAGAATATGATCGCGACGAAAATGGCGGGCGACCCCGAGCCGTCAATCGAGCGCGTATTTAATCAGATCGGATGGAAGGTGGTCAATGGAGAAAGATCAGCCCAACCGGCGGGCAAGCCTCACTGAGATGACGGATGACGAAATCGACGCGCACATCCAAGAGATCAGGGAGAAGCGCGCCGAGCCGATCCGTCACTACGAACAGTTGAAGGCAGAACGAGCGGCGGCCAAATCGGAACGATTGAAAGTGAAGATCGACAAGAAACTCGCCATGTTCGAGCGCGCGCTGGAACGCACTGACAAGGCGATCGAGCATCTCAACAAACAGGCTCACGATATCAGGTGCCTGCGTATCGAATTGGAAGGGAACAAATGAGTCAGCACGAAATCCTGCACAAACAGTTCGTCGAGAAGGGACTCCCTGACTACATGTGGGGAGCATTCGAGCGTTACTATTGGCACGGCATCATGCCGGGCGACTTCCTCTACAACATCCTCTGCTGCAATCTGCTCGAAGCATGTATGCACGCCGACTCGAAAAACCGACGCGTCATCTTCGAGTGGGTGGACTTCCTCTGGAACGGTCCGGTTGGTGGATGCTGGAAATCACGAGAGAATGTCGAGGCGTGGATGGAGAGGAAGGGATTGCACGGCGTACCCAAATTCGCCGATGCTGATAATCCACCGCCGGAGGCAGCATGAAAACGCGTGACATCGAGGCCGCGCTCAAAGGCAAGGCCGATCCGACACTGATTCGCGTCTGCGTCGAATTGTCCGAAGAGATCAAGGCGATGCAGAGAATGCTGCACGACTACGCAATGCTGCTCAATCAAGCGATGGACCTCACCATCGCTAACGTCGACGTGGCAATGACGATGAAGGACCAGTTGGCGGATATCGGACGTGCGCACAAAGACCCACACGTGAGAGTGGACAGTGAACCAATCGAGTAGATTCACAAGCCGTTTCGAAGAAGGTGCGATCGAGATCAAGAAGCGCATCGTCGAGTGGCATCGAGCAAGGGGCCGTCTCTACAAGACTGAGGCAAATTGGAGACGGTTGAACAACGACGACGATGCGAAGCTCCGCGCTATGATCAAATCGGACTGCCACTTCGAAGCAGCCGAACAGATCGAAACGATGAAAGTAGAAACATGAAGGCATGGTTTCTCATCACCTGGTTGCTCTCTGGACATTTCTCGTGGGAAGGTCCGATGACATTAGATGACTGCACGAACCAACTGCTTTTAGAGCCAGCGGACAGCAAGAAGGAATACCTCCGGGCATGTTACACGGAGACGCAACTCATCAGGGTATTGGAGACAGGAAGCCCTGACGATTTGTGATAAAAATTTTGCAGATAGCACATCGAGCACGAGAGGGGACTAATGATTAGGAACGTGAAGATCGTTGCAACGCCGGATTCGCACAAGCACTTGCCGATTCGGGATCACACCACATACTCCAACATCAATACGTGCCCTAAATGGGGCGTCATCCGCTACGTCAAGTCACTGGTCATGTCTGGGGCCGGTCGAGCGATGGCACTGGAAGCTGGTGAGACTGCGCATGAAGCATTCGCAGCCCTCAGGCTGTATCAGTTCTTGCATCACTCGGAGCACCCAAGCCGGGAAGAGGTTGTCGATCATGTCGGAAGGGAAATACTCGGCGAAGATCGGTACGATCAGGTCATGGGTCCGGTCGAAGGCCGTCCGGCATCTCGTACCGATGCGATCAGCGTTGCACTAGAAGCTCACTATAGCTCGGGCTTCTTCGATGATCCGCAGGACAAGCGACGAACCTCGGCAAACATCAGCGACAGCATCGTTGCATACGTAGACGCCTGGAACATGGACAGGTGGCCCGTATGGTACAGCGACGACACACCGACATGTCAGGTCGGAATCGAACGCTCGTTTGACATGCTGATCACATTCGATATGGAAATCGACGGCAAGGATCAGCAATTCGAGATCAGATACTGCGGCAAGATCGATGGTATCCACTGGGATCGAGACAACAGGATGGAGGTGGTGCCACATGAGAACAAGACTGGGGCTCGCATCGACGACGCTTGGCTCGCCCAGTGGCTGCTCTCGCATCAGATCACTGGATACTGCGTGGCGAGCGAGGTGCTGACAGGCGAGCGCGCCGAGAAGTGTCATGTCCTAGGCCTTCGCATCCCCCCAGGTCGGGAGTTGGCGCTGCGAGAGGAGACGACCAAGCGAGCCACCCGGTCCATCGAGGACTTCATCAGATGGATAGCTCACTCGGAGACGGCGGTGCGCGCATTCGAGAACGATCCACTGACCGCAGCGATGTACACCCATTCATGCAACAGGTACTTCCGGGCGTGCTCCCTGGTGCCACTATGCACGGCGGATCACGGTGAACAAAAGCGTATTCTAGATGAAATGGAGATAAAGGAATGGTCGCCACTGGAGACAAAAGTCGTAGGCTAACCGAGCGGAGCGAGGACGCGCCATCATCGGAGCTGTCATCGGAGAAGCCATCGTCGGAGGGTATGAACATCACCATCGCCGGGCTCCCGGTCGAGACGCCGAGCGAGTCCACGGATCGCTTCTCCGGGATGCTCTGGGGATCGCCCGGTTCGGGCAAGACGACGCTGGCATGTACCGCCCCAGGCAAGAAGCTGCTGATCAACTTCGATCCAGAGGGCCAGCGGGCCGTCGCCAACAGAGACGATGTAGTCGTCGTCGACTTCTCCGGCGAGCCGGACAGCGTGGTTATGAAGTTCCGGACCGAGGACCCGATCGGCCTGGACAAGTTCCTCACCGAGAACCCTGATATCGAGACCGTGATCTTCGACAGTCTCACCACATACGGAGACAAGGCGATGGTGCACGGCGTGAAGGTCGCAGCGAGTACACCGAAGGGGAAGGGATCGACGCTCGAAGAGCCGGGCTATGCTGGTTACGGCAACAAGCATACATGGGTCCATCTCTGCGTCATGAACCTGCTGCGCGTGACCAAGAAGCACGGTCGTCATATGATATTCATCGCGCACGAGAACAAGCCGGTGACAGACGACAAGGGCGTCGTGCTCTACATCTCCCTGCTGCTCGGCTCGTCATTGAACGAGCAGTTGCCGGTCAAGATCAGCGAGATTTGGAACGTCAGCGACACAGGAAGGGAGCGGCGCATCGCCGTCAGGAACTGCCGCTGGCGCAAGCCGATGAAGTCGCGGATGTTCATCACATCCGGAGACCCAGAGTTCGTGTGGGACTTCGACGCGGACAAACTCGAAGGAGAAGGGATCGCAGAATGGTTCGAGAGATGGAAAGAAAACGGCGGCAAGAAGATAGGATTGCCTGAATGAGTACCCTGTCCCGACGCCACTACCAAGTCATCGCCGATTGTATACGCCAACGCTTCTCCGCCGATGTGCGAGACGGTGTGGCGAGAGTGTTCGCCAAGTACATGAGCGAGACGCAAGCGAACTTCAACAAGGAACGCTTTCTCAAGGCGTGCGCTGTTGAAGAAAAGAATCCGGACACCACTAGATAGTGTGTTCGCGATGGTCCAGCCGCCACCACATTATGTGGCTGGACACGTTCCCAGGTGAGTGCCAGTATCACTGACACCACTTTGTTTTCACACGAGAAAAGGAGACCGCAGATGGCAGAACAACTGCCTTCCGTTGCCGAGTTTTCGTCCGATGTCAGCAAGGCAGAGGCACCCCCGCCGCTGCCGCCCAACAGCTACCTCGCGACGATCCGTGGAGCCAACATCCGAGTCTCACAGAAGGGGACCCGGTATGCTGAGATCGCCTTCCACATCGACGCCGACCAGTACCCGGCGGACTTCGTCGAAGGCCCGAACGAGGGCCTGACCCTGTTCTATCGTAGGGTATCGCTCGAAGACAACGCGAACGCCCGCTTCCGGCTTCGTCAGTTCCTCGAAGCGATCGGCGCTCCGATGGGCAAGAAGATCGACGTGTCCGAATGGGTCGGTCACACCGCAATGTTGGAGACCAACACGGAGACCTACGAAGGGGTCGACCGTGCCAACATCAACCGAGTGAGGTCCGAGTAGTCCTCACTCAGAAGAGACAGGGATCGTCGGGCACACCTAGAGGTGCAAAAAGGCTCGGCATCCCTGTTCTTCTATAGAAGGGAATAACCATGTCAGACGAGAAGAAGATGAATACGAAGTCTGCGAAGGTAAAGAACGGACTGCCGACGTATGTCGTATTGCAGATGGTCGACAGTACGGGGCAGCCGATTAAATTCGACAAGAGCAACGTCAAGATCGCGCTCGTGTCGACTCGCACGGGCGAGGTCCTCAAGACGATGGACACGCTTGACAACGCGCAGTACATCACGGTATAAGAAAAGTGTCCCTCCCTGGGACATTCCTCCCCGATGAACCTGATGGGGACCGGCTCCGCACCCGGTCCCCATTTTTTCCTGTACACATTTGCGAAAACGTGATATTCGAATCGGTTAGATTCGCTCAACACCCCCGCACGCCAGTTCCAATTCCACCTCCCATTTCGAGCCCGTGACAAAAACGCGGCGTAGTCTTGCGCTGCAAGATCGAGGAGGCATCGTGCTAGAGGAGATCGAACTAGATGAAGAGCAAACTCTCGCTGCTAGGGCTTGTTGCAATCTACAGTCTCGAATCGTGGCTGTTACAGGTGAAGCTGGAACTGGCAAGACGACACTTCTTAAAGGCATTCACACTGAACTCAGTAGACGAGGCCACTCAATCGCTCTGTGTGCTCCTACGGGAAAAGCAGCTAAACGAATCACGGAAGCGACAGGCATTGAAGCTACTACGATCCACCGCCTACTAGAATATCCTCATCCGGGGGAACTCGATCCCAAGACGGGCAAATCGCTACGTGTCACGCATCCCAAGCGTGACAGGAACCGTCCCCTCGCACAGTCCGTCATACTCGTCGACGAGTACATGATGGTCAATCACGAGGTCCATCGAAACCTCATCTCCGCACTGCGTCCCGCTGCTGTTATACGCATGTTCGGTGACGCCAACCAACTCGCACCCATAGAGCCTTCAAAGAAGCTGCAAGAGAAGCCCTCGCCGTTCCAGACGATGCTTGCGAAGCACGAGAGCTACACTCTGCCCACGATCCACAGGCAGAAAGAGGGCTCGAACATCATCCTCAATGGTCATCGCATCCTCCGTGGTCTCTTGCCACAGAGATTCGATGACTTCGAGCTTCGTGTCGCGTCCGAGCCTGTTAGTATAGTTAATGACATCGTCATGGATGGTCTGTCTGATGGCAAACCGGACTTCACCGACACGAACAACCAGATCATCGCTCCATCGAATGTCGGATGGGTCGGGACGCGCGCTCTCAACCAGATGATCCAAGGCATCGCGCAGCAAGGTGATGTCGAGCACACGTACCTCGAACGCCACCTCTGGATGGGAGAAGAGCAGAGGGTATGTGTAGGTGACAAGGTAATTCAAACAGTCAACAACTACGAGTTGGAGTTGTTCAACGGAGAGGCGGGCGTCGTCACCGCAATCGAACATGAGAGTTCGATCTTCGTCGACTTCGGCGACCGCATTGTAGAGATACCCACTGTACTGGCCATGGAAGGATATCGTGGCACGTTCATGATCAACCCGCAGCGCGATATCGACCTCGCCTACGTGATCACTACGCACAAGGCGCAGGGCAGTGAGTACGACCACGTCGCATACGTGATGAGCGGATCGCGCCCGTTCACTTTGAGCCGACGAAATCTCTACACAGGCGTGACGCGCGCACGAAAAACGGTTAGGGTGGTCACGGATCAGCGCGCATTGAGTTTGAGCCTGTATCGGATAGGAAAATGACCATCACTATCTACATTGTCAAGCGCCACAAAGAACGGCCCGACGAGATCATCGAACAGGTACCGGAAGTTGAGAAGCTCGACCTGACAAAGATGCTGGTCGTGATGGACTTGTTGTACGTGATCTCGAACGCAGTACGTAAACAGAAGGAGAGAGAACGCTATGAGGAAGAAAACGCCAGCGACGATGTTGAGAGAGGGGGCGAAGACCTGGGAGAAACGTAGGGAGCAGTACGGAGACACGGTGCCGAACATCGGCAGCGTGCTCAACGCAATGTTCTCCACCCCGATCATCTGCGAGACCCCCGCAGACCACGCGCGCATGGCCCTGCTCACGCACATCGTGACAAAGCTATGTCGCTATGCAGAGAACTTCGAGAAGGGCGGCCACCAGGACAGTATCCACGACGTGGGCGTGTACGCGTTCGCCTTCCCCTGGGTGTTGGACGCGCTGGGCGCGGCCTACCTGGCGGTAGCGCCCGGGCTGGACGGGCTGCCCCGCACCGCCGCCCGGCTGCTGCTGGCGGCCTCGGCGCTGGTGATCCCCACGCTGCTGATGGGCGGCACCCTGCCGGCGATGACCCGGCACGTGACCGAGGCCCTCCAGACCGCGCGCCGGGAGCTGTCGCTGCTCTACGGCGTCAACTCGCTGGGGGCCTCCCTGGGCTCGCTGATGGCGGGCATGGTGCTGGTGCCGGTGCAGGGCATCACCGCCAGCGAGCGGATGGCGGCGATCCTCAACCTGACCCTGGGCGCGGTGGC